ACGACAGCAGTAGCACCGTATGCCCGTCGTCATCGGTGTGGGGGGAATACATCTCTCCCTCGATCTTCACCCGGTGGTCATCGTAGGCGAGAATGTAGCCGAGCGCCTTCCAAAAAGCCTTGTAGTCCTCATCGGTCAACCGGCTCGCCGCCTCGTAGTCTAGCAAGCATCGCGAAGTGTCGGCAGGGTCGCGCAGCATGGCGGCGACAGCGCTGGCTCGTAGGTGTTGCATTGCCTTACACATGCACTTGCCCTTGAGCGCATCATCAATCGAGGTATCGACGACGACGCCGACTAGGCCAGAGGACAAGGTGATTTGGGGATAGTTGGTCACAGAGGTCATTCGATTTACTCCTTCTGAAAGGTAGTGCATGAATGCCCCGAGGACGCCTCGACGGCAAGGAAATAGTGAGCTAGACGTCGATTTTTTTCGAGGAGGCGTCGACGGGACGTTGGTGATGAGGTGGCGAGGCTGGGGCGGCGAGGCGTCGTCGACGATGAGGTGGCGAGGCGATGGCGAGGCGATGGCGAGGCGGTGGCGATGAGTCGTCAACACATGCTTCGTACGATGCAGGTCGCGCCAGTGTTGACAGCCCAGCAGCCGCTGTAACAGGTGGCGGGCTAGCTGACCACGAATGCCACCTGCTGGCTACCGGGGGCCATTCGGGAGGGTTTTTTCAGCCCGAATCCCCAAAAAGCTAGCCAGATCATACACTTAGGCGGGCTTTCGGGGTGATAGCCAAGCTGGCAACCCTTATACGTATACATATATATAAAATCTCTCTTAGACTTAGAAAAGACCCTAATATCCCTAATGACCACCAGGAAGGCGTGGATTTTCGCGTACTTAGGTCATTCGGGTCTTCAGCTATTTGACCCTAATGCCACCCGAAGATTCCTAGCTCTTCCCGGTCGCAGCCGAATGGCCATCCTCTCCGATCATCGCTTCCGCACCGCCATCGCCATCCGATCGTCATCTCGCCGCCATCCGATCGCCGTATCGCCGACGATTCGGCCACCGCCGAAAACTTTGTTCGCAACAGTTTCGCGGGGTTAGAAACCAAAGGGCAAAAAAGCTTGACTTTTGGTTCTGCGGTGATCTACCCTGCTATTAAGGAGATCGAAAAAATGAAAAACGCACTCACCCGAACCAAGCACCTGACGACGAGACGGCAGCACGTACCTTTCCGTCGATGGGTATCGCAGAGAGATTTCGCGTCATCGTCAACGGCGTAGCGACGGCGGCAAGTGCTGCACGCGGCGCGTATCGCATCGCCACGGGGCAAGGTGTCGGCTCGCAGCCAGCGACGATCGAGGCCGACGCGAAGGCGATGGTGCATCGCGTTTTGCGAGCTGGTATTGCCGCCCGCAACGTGCCGCCCGTCGGGACGTGGAAGCCGTTCAGCGGCAACCATCCCGAGAACAAGCAGGCTGCCGCTGTCGTAGTGCAGCCCGCGAGCAAGTACGACCAGATTTTTACCGGCGTCGGCCAGGACCTGTACGCCTATAGCTTCCCGAACCTGTCCCAGGTCACGCTCCCTGCGATTGCCGAATACCACCGTCGGGCCACGGTCCAAGGGTGGACCGATCGGAAGGCGGACCTTGACGCACGCTTTGTGCGCGAAGACAGCCACGTTCGCGGCCTCGACGCAATCCGCCGCAGCCGCCTCGCCACCTCGCCGTTCAGGATCGCGCCGTCATCGTCGCGGCCTCTAGCCATCCTCGTCGCCAACGCCGTACGCGAAGCCTTCAGCAAGGTCGAGAACTTCCGCTCGACGTGTGCCGAGCTTGGCGTCTTCGGAATGTCGGGCTATGCCGTCGGCGAGCTGGTGTGGCGTGAAGGTGTCACACTACACGTCCCGGTCGGTGGCGGCGCTGTTGCGATTCAGGGCTGCGAGGTCATTCGCAAGATCGCCCCGATACCACCGAGAGCAATAGCGTTCGACATCGTCGACGACTCTCCCTGGTTGGTGGTTGGACCTGGCAGCCACGTCCCCGTCGACGATTGTGACAAGTTTCTCTACATCCGTGGCGACGGCCCCGCGTCGCTGCCGACGAGGTTTCGAGGCTGGGGCTGGGCGAATGCGTGGCTGAGCTACCTCGCTGCGCTGCCTCTTGAGCGTCTCAGTATCGTGATTGAGACGTTCGGCATACCTACACCGTACCTAGAGCGCAGCGAAACCCACGCACTCACCGTCGCGGAAAACCAACTAGCGCTAGAGCTGTTAGAAGGCGTTGGCACTGGCAAGCCCGCTGTGATCCCTCGCGGGCTCGGCGAGCTGAAGCACAGCGCCGTACCGCAAGGACTTGCGCCGCTGCATGCACAGATGCTCGCCATCGTCCGCAGCGAGCAGTCAAAAAATATCATCTCGTCGACGCTACAGACCGAAATCGGCGGAAATGGATCGTACTCGGCTGCCCAAGTCCATGAAGGGCAAGAAACCAAGGTCGTCCGCCTCGACGGCGTCGTCCTCTGCGAAGCGCTGACGCGAACGCTACGCCACATCGCCGCCGCCAATGCCGAGCGGTGGGCCGCTGCCTTTGCCCGCTTCGTCCCCGGCATCACCCCCGCTGATATCGTCGAGGCATCGCCGTTTTGCAGCATGACGATCTCCGACGAGACACCGTCGCAGCGCGTACAGGTGTTTACGGCTGCCAAGGCTCTCGGCGTCGAGCTGGACTTGGAACAGGTCCGCGACGAGCTACAGCTTCGCACACCTATGCCCGTGCTGAGCTTCGGTGACGAGACAGCGGCACCCGCCCCAACGGCAGCGCCGACGGCAGCGCCGACGCCAGGAAACGATGATGCAAACCCGTAACTATTTCCTACGCCTTGCCCCGGCGGCAGCCCCGACGACGACCGACAACCGCGTGCGCTTCACCGCCTCGACGCCGGATCTCGATCGCCACGGGACGCGCTTGCTGCCCCTTGGCTGCGACTCGGCAGCTTTTGAACGCAACCCCGTCGTGCTGTGGAACCACAACAAAGACGGCAGCCCCGACGACGTTCTCGGGCGCGTCGTCGAGATCGTCAAGACGGCGGCGGCTGTCGAAGTCGTCGTCGAGTTTGACAGCCACGCCAAGGCGCAAGAGGTGCTGCGCAAAGTCCGCGCTAGCTTCCTTCAAGCGGTTTCCGTCGGCTTCATCCCGCAGCAAGACCGTAAGAACGCCGACGGGACGATCGATGTTTTGAGATGGGAGATCTGTGAGTTGTCAATAGTCCCGGTGCCGTCGAACAGACAGGCACTTAAACGCGGCTATTCGCTGCGTGTGCCCAGCGTCGTTAGCCGTGCCTGTACCTTTCCGACGAAGACTTTTAATTCCCGTGGAGTCACCAACACCATGAACATCACTGAAAAGCTCGGCCTCGCCGCCGACGCAACCCCCGAGCAAATCGCCGACGCGCTGATCAAGTTCCTCGCTGGCGACGCCAGCCCCGAGGACAAGATGGCTCTGATCCTTGGCATGCTGTCACCGTCGGCATCCAGCGCCAGTGATGGCGGCAAGGATGCAGCCCTTGAGGCCGTGACCGAAGAGAGCAAGCGCCTCGCTTCTCGCGTTGAGGAGCTTGAGAAGGCTCTCGGTGAGAAGACCAAGGCAGCCGAGGAGCAGACCGCCGAGCAGCGTGCTGACGTGGCATGTATTGCCGGTCAGTGGCCGATGGCACAGCGTGCCGCGCTAGTCACGGCGCTGAAGGCAGGCCAGAAGCCCTACCTCTTCCCGGCCAAGACCTTCAGCTCGCGCTCGATCGCCTACACGCCCGCCGCTGCCCCGTCGCAGCGCACGCAGCCGAACTTTGGCGACGAGAAGCCCGCCCTCAACAACATCGAGGCCGACATCCTGGCGATGGCCAAGCGTGCCAATCTACCGCTGACCGCTGAGGCGTTCGCCGCCGCGAAGCGAAAGTAACCGATTACCGGGGCGTCGGTGACGCCCTACCGAGGAGTTTTGAGAACATGGCTACCGCAACTTCCGCAGTCCGCACCGCCTTTTATGGCGCTGACCGCACCCCGGTCAAGGCGTTCGTACAGAAGGGCTCGACGGTCATCTACAAGGGCACCCAGGCGATGATCGTCTCGGGCGTTGTCCGTCCCGCCACGACCGGCGTTGCCTCGTCGGTATATCTGGGCATCGCCGAGGATACCTACGACAACAGTGCGTCAGGGTCCGACAAGACGTGGACCGTCCCGATGGTGTTTCACCGTCGAGCCTACAGCATCGGCGTCAAGAGCGGCGACGCTCCGACTGCCGCTGACTTGGGCAGCGAAATCTACGTCAACAGCGACATCGAGGTCAAGCACACCAGCGCGGCGAATGACGTGACCGTGCGTCTCCTGTCGATTGTCAACTCCACCACTTGCATCGTCGAGCCGGTCTAAGACCAGCGACGGAAAGAGATTAGACCATGAAAGGCATCGTATCCTCGCAGACGTTGACGAATCTTCAGGATGGCGTCAACACCGCTCTCAGCGTGCTCGGCACGTCCGAGAGTCTTGTGTATCCCAAGATCGCGTTTGTCGACGACGGCAGCGCGACCAATGGCAACATCCTCGGCACCGTAACTGGTCTGGTGGACAATGGCGACGGCACCAGCGGCGAAGTCGTCCGTTACCCGTTCTGCCCCGTCAGCAATCCACCGGAGGACTGGGCGTTCGGCGATGTACGCGGCGAAGTCGACGAGACGATTCAGTACATCGAGGTGTCGCGGAAGCGACAGGGACCGAAGGACTCTCGTCTGTACGTCGACACCCAAGACGTGTACGGCATCATCACCGGCAAGCTCCCGGCGGTCATGCAGCGTGCCGGAATGCTTTGGGATCTCCAGCTCGCCGCCGCGATCAACGCGAACGGTACGGCTTACGACGGTAAGGCGTTCTTCGCAACGGACCACCCCGCCGATCCGAACGATTCGAGCAAGGGCACCTACGCCAACAGCGGCACGGTAACGGCGATGGATGAGACTGGCCTCGCTGCCGCGCTTGACCTGTACGCGAAGGTGCTATGGTTCGATGGTAAGGTGCGCTCGTCGGAGATGAAGGCCCCTGTGCTGCTGTGCCCGACGGCAAGCCTATTCTTGAAAGCTCGCCAGCTCGTTTTCGGCAGCCTCATCCCGTCGGCGGGTGCAGGCGGCGTCGCCTCGGGATCGTCTCCGTTCTCGGGCATCGTCTCGGACGTGATCCTGTGGCCGCTGCTTGTCGACTCCGCCGTCGCGAACTCGACGAAGTATTGCTACCTCGTCTCGCCCGGCACCCCGGTCAAGGCAGGCTTCATCGTCTCGCCGAAGCGTCCCCCGACTTTCCATATCAGCGGCATCGACCTCAACGAAGAGATCCGACGCAAGTACGGCGCGGTCGCCTACGGCTGGGACGCATTCGGCGGAGTCGGCCTCGGTCTACCGCAAGACGTGATCCGCTTCACCGTCGGCTAGTCGAGAGCAAGCACCAGCGCCACACGGCCCTGATGCTTGCCCTTGACCCTCCGTCGCTAGCCCACCTGTACCTTTATCACCGAGAGCCATAGACGCCGCCGCCGTCATCCCGACGACGCCGACGTGTGCGGCTCTCGGGGAAACTATGGCCCTTCTCACCCGCGATCAATTGATTATCGAGCTAGGCGGCGCGACAGCGACGGCGCAGCTCTGCCCCGACCGCACTACCGGCGGGATCAATTACACCATCCTCGACGCTGCCATCGATGACGCCATTGGCGATGTGGACGCGGCTTGTGCGAAGTTCTACGCCGACCTGAGCACGAACCCGCCTCAGAAGCTCGTGCGCATCGCTCGGCAGCTCGGCGCTTATTACCTTTGGCTCAAAGCCGCATCAGGGAAGGCCGCCCCCGAGAACGTCGCCAAGGCGTTCGGCGGGGCCAAGCAAGACCTCCGCGACATCGAGGCCAGCGACAGTCTGCCGGGCCGCGATGCGACCTACCGTTTCCCGTCGACGATTGACAACAGCTACGGCGGTCGCCGCGCTGTCTACTCCACGTTCCGACGGTCGGGTCTGCTCGGGAGTCGGTAGCTGTGCGGATCAAGGTCAAAAAGGCTGGCAGCGTCGAGATACTTGCCAAGCTGCAAGAGGCCGCACGCAACACCGACGAGCTGATGATGCGTATGGGCAGCTACGTCCGCGCTGTGGCCGTCGAGAAGATCGATAGCGGCGAAGGGCTGGCACCGTGGTCGGAGGCCACCCGTAAGAAGTACGAGAACACAGGCACCGGCAAGATCACAGCGTCGGGTCGAGTTCGTGCCAGCGTCGCAAAGAAGCTTGACCAGACTTTTCGACGAAAAGGCAACGACGAGGCGAGGCAAGAGCTTCGAGCCGTCCTCGGCGGGTCGTCGATAACGCCCAAGAACAAGACCGTGGCGGCGCTACAGCGAAAGCTTGAGCGAGCCAAGCAGCAGCTCGCCAAGGGCGGCAGCGTCAACATCGGCAAGCGCAAAGCGGAGAAGCACAAGCTGCTTGGCAGCCTTGGGCGGGCATTCAGCGTCAAGGCGTCGTCGTCGCAGGCCACCATCACCAACCTCGTCCCGTTCTCAGGCGTGCTGCTGACAGGCGGCACCGTCGGCAACGGGGCACGACTGCCCGAGCGGCGCTACCTCGAAGTCTCGTCTGACGTGAGACGACGACTAGCAAACATCACCCTTGACCACTTTTTGAGGAGATAGCGACGATGGGGCCAGAGACTTTCATCACCACTATCGAGACGGCTATCTGTCGCATTGTGCGGCTCGGCCTCGCGTGGCGTCGACCGGCTGTCGCTGACCTCGTCGCGCTTGCCGCCGTCGACGCGACTGTATTGCCCGACGGTGCGCTTGTCTATGTCACCAGCGAGGCGAACCTCTACGAGTGGGCACCCGACAGCACCGCCACCGACGACGGCAGCACTGTCATCGCCTCGACGACGCTGGCACCGTCAGCCCGTGGGCGTTGGCTCATCGTATCGACGACGTGGACGTATGGCGCTGGCGGCACGAACCTGGCCGTGAAACAGACCGGCTACCTACGCGCCGTCGAGCCCTACGCCTCGATGGAGACGAGTCAAGGCGAGGAGGACGGCATCCTGTCGCGCATCACAGCGCAGACGCCCTCGGTGTGTGTGCAGTTTGTCGGTGACGAAATCGAGTCTTATGACAACCAGCCGGGGACACTCTACTCGGCGACGCTGGGCTTCAAGCTCATCATTGCGAGCACGAACCTTCGGGCCGCGCCTGCCGCAGTCCGAGGCGACGGCGTGAGCGACGATCCGGGTGTCTATCGCATCATTGGCGACTTACGGCGGCTGTTCGGCGGGCTGTCCTTCGATAACAGCGTCGAAGGAGTCGAGCGCATCGAGATCGGCGGCAGCGAGCTGATCAGCGAGCTGGAAGACCGCCGCGTCTACATCTGGGGGCTTGACCTCGTCGTCAAGGCGTCGTTCGCGATCGAGGACGAAGACCTCGCCGTTGACAGCGAAATCTGGGTGCAGCCCAAGTTGACCGAGTTCTGGCCGCTGCCGAAGTGGGACAAGATCAACTACATAGCGACGGGCGGGACGTTGTCGGGGTCGGGACTTACACGCACTGTCGACGCGACGACGGGCTTGATTGCCGGAAGCGCAATCAGTTTCGCCGCCTCGTCGGTGACGCTGTCCGCAGACAAAGACACATATCGCGACCTCGACCCATCGACGGGGTGGCACTTCACAGCCGTCCCTGTCGGGTCGCCGCAGCCGCCGATCACAGCCGGTCGCCTCCGCGTCGCTGTGTCGAGGACGACTGCGACCGACATCGAGATGGATGTCGGCCTGTGCAGCTTCTCGACGGCATACGGTCCGCCCCGCCAAGTAGTCTAGCACGACCTAGCCGTACCTTTCCGACGAGATCCCTTAACCCTCTCGTGAGGAAAAAAGCTAAATGGCTGAAAAACCGTTCAACCTTTTGAGCCTGCCCGGCGTCTATGAGCCCGGCGTCTACGCTAGCGTCGTATACGATAGCGACCCTGGCATCGCTGCCCCTAACAACCGCTGTTTGCTGACCGGCTACTTTACCGCCGGATACCAAGCCGTCAGCGACGTGCCGGTGCGTGTGTTGAGTCAAGCCGTCAGCGACGTGCTGTTTGGCCCGAAGTCAATGCTCTCGCACGCCTACGCCGCCGCCAAGAAGCAGATCCCCGTCGGTGCTGAAGTGTGGGCGCTGCCGTTGACGGCCCCGTCGAGCGGCACTGCGCAAGTGCTCAACGTCGAGATCGTTGCCGAGCCATCGCTGGGTGTCCTCGGTGCTGGTACGGCTGCACTGTCTTCTGACACCGTGAGTGTGCGTCTGCGCGGTCGTGGCGTGACCGTCGGATTCAAGCAATCCGACGATTTCGCGACGATCGCCACCGCCATCGAAACGGCGTGGAACCTGCTCAGCGATGCCCCGGCGACCATTGGCCGCAGCTCGGCTGCGCTGACGCTGACCGCCCCCCACAAGGGCGACTTTGACAACGGCGCTGTCGAGGTGACTTTCGGCTCGCGTGGCCTCTCTGGCGTTGCCGCGAAGATGGGGACGATGACCGTTGCCAATGCGGCGGGCGGCACCGGGACGTGTGTGATCAGCGACGGCAGCAAGTCCGTCACCGTGGCCGTCACCAACGGCGACGCGGCGACGGCGACCGGCACCAGCATCGTCAGCAAGATCAACGGAACCTCGCTCAAGATTCGGGCCGCGCAGCCGTCCGTTGCGACCGGCACCGTCACCATGTACTACGTCAACGGTCGCCCCTGCCGTCCGCTGCAAGTCAGCTCGACGGAGACTGGACTCAGTGGCCAGACTGTCACCGACGCGGTGGGCACTGCCGGTGTCGGCGTCCCGACGCTGACAACTGCACTGAGCAACATCGCCGCGATGGATGATAGCTTCAAGGCTTGGAGCATCTTCTTCCGCTCCGCGACTGAGCTGGGATCGATCGCTTCGCACCTCGTCGCCCAAGCCGTCCCGCCGATCAGCAAGGGTCAGGTCGCCATCTTCGCCCAGGCCGTGAGCTACGCGGCGATGGTGACTTCCAACCTGCCCGCGTCCACGTCACCTCGTCTCGACGCCTACCCGCGCTTTGTGACGCTGCTCGCGCAGTGTGCGCCGTCGGCTGAGTGGGAGCTTTCGGCCCGCTATTGTGCCGCCGTCGCTGCCGAGACGTACGTGAGCCGCAACTGGAACGGTCTGGAGCTGATTGGCGACGACATCGCGCCATGCCCCGCAACCCACCCGGCGGATCGTCTCTCGCTCGACGAGCGCAACGCTTCGATCGGGACGTATCACACCGCCCCCGTGGTGGTGAACAGCGCCGGACGGCTGGCGATTTCGTGGGGCGGTAACACCTACGCGCCACGCGGTGCGAAGGACGGCAAGCTCGTCAAGCTCTCGACGACACTGACCCTCGACTACTTCGGCTACGATCTGACCCGCTACTTGTCGTCACTGTTCTCAGGCAAGAAGATCAAGGTGTCTGGTCAGCCTCGGACGGCCAACGCGGTGACGCCGAACGGTGTCAAGGCGGCTGTCTATCGCTGGTGTGTGCGTATGGACGATGCCGACCTCCTCGACGGCGCAGAAAAAGTCCGCGACGCCATCATGGCAGCGATCGTGTTGGGGCCGGAAGCAATGTATGTAAACGTCCCGTGGACGACTCTCGCCGACCTCGACATCCTCGCCGTCTCCGGCCTCGCTGGCTAGTCGATAGCCTCGTCGACAAACCGACGGGCTGAATGCTTGGCCCTTCCTGCCGCACCCCGACGGCAACCTGTACCTTTCCTAGCGAACCATAACCAACCTCTCGGGGGGTAATTCATGTCACGTCTAGGTCGTATTCCCGTCGCCGTCAACGGCATCAGCGTCGGCGGCATGGGTGTCAAAAGCGTCAACGTCTCGCGGAAGCAGACTCAAAAAATCCACAAGCTAGCCGACGGCAGCCGCGACCGCAGCGAAGGTCAGCCAGAGTTCACTTTTTCATTTCAGTGCGCTCTCGACGCTGACAAGCAGATTTTGCTGGCGGCGATCGAGGAAGCCAAGGCGACTGGCGAGGTCAACATCGGCTACACCCTCGGAAACGACGAGTATCTGCTCGTAAACTGCGGCTTCGACACCGAGGACGTATCGTCAGACAGCGACGGCACTGCCGATCTGACCATCAGCGGCGTCGCTCCCGACAGGCTGAAGGTGCGATAATGGCGACGCTCGGCAACCTGCTACTGCGACGTGGCGGCAGCGCGATGACGCCGCGCATCGTCAAGCTGACGCTCGCCTTGCCCGATCCACAAGGCGGTGCGCCGACGCCCACCGAGGCTGACGTGGCACTACTGCCACTGTCCCTGACGGCAGAGGGGAAGGCCCGTCGAGCTGCGGAAGCCTACTTTGTGAGTCGGCGAGACTTCGGCGACGCGCCAGACCTTGCCGTCGAGTACCTGTTTCAGTTTGCCGTGGCAGCCATGCGCGACCCTGAAGACCTACGACGGGCCTTCGTTGACGCCAAGAGCCTCGACACGTTCCGTTGCTGTCTCGTCGGCGAACAGCTTGACGTGCTGATCAAAGAGTATCGTGAGCTGATCCGCTCCGAGTACAGCGAAGTCATCGCCGACGCTGGCAGCGTCAAGGACGAAGCGACGGCGCTTTTTCCCAAAGCCCCGGCCTAGCGGTGAAGGTCGCCGGGGCGACGATGACCGAGTGGTTTCGCGTCAGGTCGGTGCATAGCATCCATGACGAGGACGTGGTGCGGTTTCGCCTGGCTCATCTTGCAGCGACGGAGTTTCTGACCCCGAAGAAGAAGAAAGGCCGCGACAATGGCTAGCGAGAAAGCACAAGTTCAAATAAGCCTCGATGGTGCCGACGCCGTAGTCAGCGACGCCAAAAAAGCCGAGCAGGCCATCAACAGCATCGGCAGCGGCGCGGTCAGAGCGGGGAAGGCCGTCGCTGGCTCTATGCTAGGCGCTGTCGGCTCGGCGATGCAGCTCGCGGCGGCGGCGACGGCGATCAACTTCGGGAAGGGGATGGCCGACGCGAAGACCCTCGACTTGACGGTGGCACGTCTGGCACGTACCGCTGGCACGTCCGGCGACGCGCTCAAGGCCAGCTTCGAGAAGGCTGAGCGCTCGACGCTCACCTCGTCGCTGGCCCTCGCTGATTTTTCAAAGGCCCTCGGTCGGACCACTTACGACGGCAAATATGCCGCCGGGTCAGTCGCAGCCCTCGGCGATCATGCGTTGGCGCTGGGGCGAGAGCTTGGTGATGAGCTGCCGCTTGCTGTGGCGTTACACGGCATCGGCGTCGAGGCTGAGAAGCTGCCCGCCGAGCTGGGGCGCATCCGTGACATGGCCGACCGTCTCGGGACGGTGGGTGGTGCGGCTGCTCTCGGCGACACCTTGGCGGCGCTTGGGCCGCAGCTCGCGACGGTGGCGACGCAGTCGGACGCATCGCGGGCGAAGCTGGAATCGCTGATTGCGACGATGACTAAGGGCCTACGTCCCGACCAGGCTAAGCAGGTCGGTGGCGAAGCGTTGGCGATGGTCAAGTCGCGGGCTTTAGACATCGAACGTCTGACGGGAAAGCGTGTCATTGACGACAATGGGCAAATGACTGACCCGACCGAGGCGCTCGCCAGCATCAAGAAGATCGCTCAGAAGAAGTTCGGCGGCAATCAAGAGGCCATGCGACGGGCTTTGATGAGCGAATTTGGCAGCGACCTTGGCTTCTCGATCATGCGGACTGACTTTAACAGCGTCGGCAAGACAGCAGCGACGGCCAAGGACAGCGGCAAGACGGCGCAAGAAGCGGCAGCTTTCCGAGAGAGCACCGAGGGCAAGCGCATCGATGCCGAGCTTCAGCGGCAAGCTGCGGGCCGCGCCGTCGGTGGCAAGCTTCAAGGCGCTCTGGATTCGGCGACAGACACGCTCGGGCCGGTAGGCACGACAGCGGCGCTTTACGGCGGCGGCAAAGCCCTCGGCTACGTAGGCGGCAAGCTGCTTGCTGGCGGTGGCACGGCTTCGGGCGGCGCGGCGACGACCGCAGGAGCGGGAACAGGGACCGGGTTGGCCTCGGGGCTAGGCGTCCTTGCTACGTCTGGGCTTGGCCTTAGCGCTGCCGTCGGTGTCGGTTCACTGGCGCTACAAGGCGGCGTGCTCGCTGAAATCGGCCAAGACCGCGAGACGATGGGCAAGGACTGGCGTAGTAAGCACGCGCAGACGCTCGGGGGCGAGCTGGCGCAGCAAGCTATCCAGCGAGGCGATCTGATGCCGGTCATCGGTAAGGCAGGCGGCGACAAAGAAGTGATCGCGGCGATGCTGACGACGCTAGAGGGTAGCCTCGATAAATTGCCGTCAGCTATGGCGCAACAAGTCGCCGCCGGTATCGCGGCAGAGCTGAAGCGTGCCCCGCTGAAAGCCGTCATTCCTCAAGATCCCAACGCACCGAAGGGTAACTAATGCCGACGCCAATCCTAAAAAATGCTGAAGCCTTCGACTTCACGACGCTCGACGGCGAGCGGCTGGAGCTGTTCGGTGAGATGTTGAGCTGGTCCGACGAGGTTAAGACCGGCGTTGTCGAGAAGCAGGTAGTCCGTCGAGCTGGTGCGCTGCATCAAAAGATGGGCTCACCGCCGCGAAAGTTCTCGGCGAAGTGTGTGATCATGGGCGGCGATGTGACGGCACGGTATCGACGACTATGCGACGCTGTGCAGGCGCAGCCCGAGGGCCGCGTCACACATCCTCGCTGGGGTAACTTCCGCGCCGTCGTCGAGTCAGTGTCGGCCAGTGAGTCGCCGTCGGAGAATACGAACCTCATCGAGTACAGCATCAGCTTTAGCGAAACGGGTCTACACGACCCTCCCAAGCCCGCGCCTAGCGCCAAAGCACAGACCGCAGCAGCCCACGCGCAAACCAGCGCCTCTACAAGCGCGGCAAGCGGTGGCGGGGTAGCTGTGGCAGGGGCAGCCCTGCAAAACGCCGCGGGGGGCTTCCTGGTTGCGATTTCGGCAGCCGAGAGCGGTCTGGGTACGATTGGTGATGTCACCGCCAGCTATGCGGCGATGTCCGCCCAAGCCATGGCGCTGGATGCGCTCGCCGCTCCGAAGGAGGTCCGCCGCGCCGCCGCCCTCGCGTTGTCGTCAGCTCTACAGGCACAGCAACGCTACAGCGCCGGTCGCCCGCCTCTCATCAGCTACACCGTCCCGTCGACAACGTCACTGTCTGCGCTGTGTCAGTCGCTATACGGCAGCCGCGCCAACGATGCCAGGGCCGAGATCCTGCGGAACAATCGCATCCTCCGCCCATTCCGCGTCGCCGCCGGGACGGTGCTTCTGATTTCCGACCCTTCCGTGACCGTCACCGCCGTCGAGTAGCGCTCGGGGGCGTGGTGTTCCGTGCCTGTACCTTTCGAGCATGCAGCAAACACAAGCCCGCGTCATCGTCAACGGCGAGACGATTGAAGAGATCGAAAGCTTTGAAATCACCGACGATGTAATGGCTGTCGGCGAGGAGCAACGCTTTACCGTCGTCGCGCCTCGAAAATACCGCGACAAGCTTCGACTCGGCGACAGCGTCGAGCTGATCATGCAGCACCCTGCCGTCAATGGCGGGGCACCGACGACAAAGCATCGAGGCAAGGTGATCCGCCGCGAGGCTTCGCTGTCGCCGACTGGTGGGTGCGTGCTGAATATCACCACAGCCGATCCCGGCTGGCACCTTCAGAACAGCGACGCGCCTGTCCACATCCGTATTCAAGGCAAGACGTATGCTCAGCTCGTCGACCCCGCGTCGTCGCCGCTGTTTGATAAGACCTGGGGCTTCAAGGGGTTGCGCTTTGGCGCGAACGCTGCCCTTTTGCGTCGCAGTCTGAAGCTCGGCGTCGCTGCTGCCGCTATCGCCGCGCAGCAAGTGCTTGATCCGGTTCATGTGATTCAAGTCGAGCCTGGCCAAAAACCTTGGGATCTCATCGTCGAGTATTGCCGCCGCCTAAACCTGCTCGTCAACGTCTCCCCCGACGGCTACCTAAACGTCTACCGTCCCATCATCGGCGGCAAAGCGGCGTATAGCCTGCGCTGCGTCGACGGCGATGCTGGAAACAATGTGCTGTCCGCGTCGGTGACTGAGGATGCGAGGACGCGATACACCGAGGTCACTGTCGTCGGCGAGCAGTTTGGTTACGAGGGCAGTCAAGATCCCAACGACCCCAACGCGAGCAAGAAAGTGGGTCGCGTCCGCCATCGCGACGCGCTGCCCTTCGTGCATCGTCTGACTACCGCCGACGGGGAGATGTTCAGCAACGGCCTTGCTCAGAAGCAAGCCGAGTGGCTTTACCGTCGCAACCTCTACGACAGTCTAGCCATCACCGTCGAAGTGGCCGAGCATCACCAAGGCGGAATGTGGTGGGCTGCCGACTCGCTGGTGAACGTGCAGATCGATGACCTGGGGCTCTACGGCAATTTCTACCTACAGGCGTGCCGCTGTACGTCTAGCAAGACCGATGGCGACAAGACGACGCTGACGCTGCGTATGCCCGATCTGCTTTCGGCAGCCTTCGGCGAGCTGCCAAACCCGCCCATTTACCGCGCCTATTCAGTCGGGGGAGGACCGTCGAAATGATAGCGCCTGCAATCCGGGATTGGATACGCAACCGCCTCGCCTCAGTGGTCCGCCTGACGACGATTCGAGGGCGCGACGCCAAGGGCATCTATAGCTGTGACGGCTATCGACACCCCGACGATCCCGAGTCGGTTGTCGTCGCGAAGCGGGGGCAACACTACGGCTTTTGCAGCGAGCCCCCCAACGACGGGACGTGTGTTGCCGTGGCTGTGGCGGTGGGCGGTGGCGCAAGTAACCGCGTCGCCGTCGCCGAATACAGCACGAACACGCCAGAGATCGAAGAGGGCGAGGTCGTGCTGTGGACGAAGGCGGGGCAGCGTGTGTTGCTCAATAGAGACGGCGACATCGTCGTCTACCCGGCGACGGGTCGGAACGTCATACTCGGCAGCGCCAGCGGCGGCGACTGCGACCCCGTAGTCACCAAGTCGGAGCTAAACAGCCTCTTGTCATCGCTGAGGACTGCGTACAACAGCCACCTGCACCCAACACCAAGCGGCAACTCGTCAGCGCCGACGGCAACGATCGCATCGTTGAGCGTGGACGCAAGCCCCAACGTCTACGCCAAGAAGCCGTAGCGTCGTCGTCTGCCTGTACCTTTCGGACGTGGATGTATCATTCAGCCTCGACAAAGCCGGGCGGTTGACGCTTTCGCGTGATGCCAATGGCAGCCCCTTTCTCGACGAGCGAGCCGTGTATGCGGTCTTCGCGACGTTGGCCGCTCACAAGGGCGGCTACGGCTGGGACGGTACGGTAGGCACTGACCTGCACACCATTCGCAAGGACGTGCGGCTGACAGGGACACGGCTGCGAGGCATCGCCGTCGACCTGTTCGATCAGCTCAAAGCCGACGAGCTTGTGCGCAGTGGCGACGGCAACGCCGAGCGACTACGTACCGGGGCTTGGGTGCTGTCGCTGGCGTGGACGACGAAGGGCGGCAGCGCCGCCCAGAAGGTGAGCCTATGACTTTCCTCACAGAAGCCGAAGGTCTCGACGCTGCTGTCGCGTATTTCTCGACAGCGTTTGCCGACCCGACGGGCAAAGCGCCGCCGATGGGGCCTCGTACCTTTTTCGGCCAGTTTGCGCGGGCGCTGGCGCCGCTGATCGGCGAAGTCCTCGCGACGGCGAAGACCATTGATGACGATGCATTGCCATACGTCTACACCGACGCTGCGGGCGTTACGAGGACGCGAAACACGTCACATCGTCTCGACGATTGGGCGTTCGTTTTTGGCCTTCCCAGCGACGTGAGCGGCAAGTATGGCCGACGCGGCGCGACTGCGGCTCGTGGTGGCGGCGCGACGGCGACGGGAAGTGCGGGCGTCATCGTCGCGACGGCAGCGCAGCTCGTCGACGCATCGGGGACGGTGACGCTGAAACTGCGTTCAGGGTTTACGATGCCGGGCGGTGGTAGCCAAGCCATCACCGTCGACGCCGTGACGACGGGCGAAGCGGGCAATCTTGCCGTCGGCACCGTGCTCCGGTGGGTCAGCCCGCCTCCCGGCCTCGCGTCGACGGTGACGCTGACGGCGGCGCTGTCTGGTGGCTACGCTGTTGAGAGCGACGTGAATCTAGCGCTGCGCATCGTGCGTCGGTTGCAGAATCGCCCCAAAGGTGGTTCGGCGGCTGACTATCGCGAGTGGGTGGAAACTGCCGAGGACGGCAGCGGCGCTCTCGTCGGTGTTCTACGCGCCTACGTCTATCCCGGTCGTGAGGGCGCTGGCTCGGTGACGGTGGTGCCGACGCTGGGCGGCAGTGGCGCGGCTCGCATCCCGTCGACGCAGCAGATCGCGCAGATCCAGGCGTGGGTCGACAGCCTACGCATCGCGACAGATACCTGTTTTGTGACCAAGCCTCGCGTCGTCGCTGGCGAGGAGCTGTCGATCGTCGCCTACGTCCAGACGCAGCCCACGGCGCGTATGGAGTGGACCGACACCTCGACGGTGACGGCAGTGAGTGGCACCGGCACCAGCCTCGTCGTCGACGCCTTGCCTGCATCATTGTCCAGCGCCATTGACAACGGCAACAAACCGCGCCTTGCCATCGTCCTCACCTCGCCGATCCCTTTCGTCAGCCGGGTGACAGCCTACGTGGTCGATACCCCGTCGCCTGGGGAACATACGTTGACCCTCGAAACGTCGCTACCGTCGTCGCCCGCGACCAAACGAGTCCACCCCGCCGGGTCGGCAACCGTGCCAGTGGCTGCGGCGATCCTGTCAACGGTTGACGCGCTCGGCCCGTCGCGCAGTAGCGGCATGGCCGACGCTGGCGACCGCTGGGAAGACCGCGTCACCGTCGCCTCCCTAGCCTCTGCCGTTGTCCGTTCCGTCGATAGCAACGGTGAGCGGGTAGTGGTGACTGCACCGGGTGTAGGTGTCGGCACCGGCATCACCATAGCCGTCGGCGTCGCATCACCGACGGGGGGTGATTACGTCACCCTCGACAACTCCGCGACGCTCGGACCCCCGATCGCCGAGTGCGTTTCTATTGTCGTCCGCGAGGTGGCATAATGTCGGAGACACGCGAAGCTCTGCTTGCGTCGCTGCCGCCCGGTGTGCGCGACATGCTGGCCGACGATGTGATCGCATTGTTCGACGCGACAGCCTCGACGATTGACGATAGTGCCATCGCAGCCATTGACACTCTCGACGCCGACTCGTCGCTGCTGACCTGTGGCTCTGACCGCCTGCGCCGCTGGGAAAGCGACCTTGGCATCGCGCCAACACGTACCGCTCTGTTCGGCATGTTGCCAGCTCGTCGCGCTGCCGTCATCTCCCGTCTGCGAGAATACGGCACCCCGACGGTGGCGATGCTTCAGAGCGTTCTCGCCCCTCTGCTCGACTACGCCGACCCGTCGACACTGACCATCCTCGAGCCGGCGAGGGCTGATGTCCGGTCGGCGAACACGTACTACGGCGTCCTCGTCAACGCGGCGATGTCCATGATCTCAGCGGGGATTTGGCAGTTTTATGTCAGCGACGGCGGGCGATGTGCAGGCGTACCCGCCGTCGACATCAAGATAACAACGGTGCTCGAAAACACTGACACCGTCGTCGCGCTCCAGGCCCCCGACGGAACCTACTACCAAGTTTATTCCAAGCTGCTACGCAGCACGAGCGGCACGAACCGTGTCTACTTTCCCGAGGCCAAGGCCGTTACGGCGATCATGGGCGCGTGGCGGGTCTACGTGTATCTGAGCGTCGCGAACACCGGGACGCTGGATGATGCTCACCTCCTCGTCGAGGGCGTGGATCGCGATGGAGGGAGGGCGAGCGGGATCTACGAATGGGCTGCTGTCTACGAACCGACGAAGTCGCAAGGCAGCCCTGACTTCGATGCCGCCGTCGCAGCGTCTCAGCGAGTCGGCCTCGCTACCCGCATCGGCGGCGTCGTGATGATTGCCGATGCTGCCGTGGGCCTCGCCGCTGGCGACTACGCGGGCATCCCCAATGACAACACCAAGCCGTCGGGCTTTGTCCCCGGCGCTTAACGAGGTTTTACGATGACTTGGCCATTTAGTCCTCACACGACCTACCTGCCCAACAGCACTCCGAAGGTGACGGCAGCGTCGCTGAACGACATGGAGGCATCCCACAACGCCTTGTCGTTTCACGCCTACTTGCAGCGACCGCAGATGCGCGTCTCCTGTACCGACGGAGCCAACGTCGTCGGCTACGTCTCGCCGATGGTGATTAAGGACACGGCGACGGCGAAGTATCGCTACGTTGGCGCGGGGGCGCTGTCGATTACTCCAGCAGAGCTGGAGACGCCCGCCGTCTCGTGGCCGGTTTCTTCGTGGCTGTATTTGTATGCGACTTGCACAAACGGCGTCATCGGCTGGAAAGTCTCGACGACTGGCCCGACGATCATCAGTCCAGACGGCACGTCGTTTAGCGCACAACCTCTTTTCCAAACGGGCGACGAAAACAAGCGTTACGTCTGCGCCTTTTACTCCGACGGCGCGTCGATGTTGAAGCGCTTCCACCGCGTCGACAACGTCACCACGTTCATCGACGAGGAGCAGTGTGTCCCCGTCGGGGTGGCGATAGCCTTCGGAATCAACGCTTGGCAGACGGCGAGCTTGGCTACCTACGTCCCGGCCCATGCGGTCGAGGCGGAGCTAGATGGCGCCCTCGACAATTCCGCGGCTGCTCATCGCTACCTATACATCACCTACGACGGCGACGCACCGACAGCGCCGCGATCAGTCTGCACCAGCGCGGGCAGTTACAACGCCTCGACGATGAGCGTCTACCTGAACGGGGCAAGCTTCCGCTGGAAGACCGACAGCAACGCCCCCGATCACACCGTTCGGATCTCGATCCGAAGCTGGAAGGATTAAGCCCATGCTAGACCCCACCACCGTCGAAACCGTCAGAGCGGCTGTCGAGACTCACCCTAACATCTGGCTCGCCGTCGGCGTCGCCGTCGGCCCCGTCGCTACGGCGGCGCTGATTGGCTGGGTCACAATTCGTTTTGTCATGCCCGCCGTACGCGAGGAGCTTGCGGCGTCGCGGCTGCACATGAGCGAGGCGCTGACCAAGCGCGGCGTCGAGGCTGCTGAGGATATCAGCGCGGCTCGGGAGCTGGCCCGAGTACAGCATGAAGCACTCGTCGACAAGATCGAGGGCAAGATCGACCGCGTCGACGAGAGGGCGCGGATCAGCGAGACGCTTCTGCGCAGCATCGCCGCCAAGGTCGGCGCTGTCGTCGTCGTGCTGATGCTGGCGTTCGCGCTCGGTTTCGGCGGCGGCACTTTCATCGCGTCCCGCCGTCCCGCTCTCACGCCGCCGTCGCTGCAAAGAAATGAGTGCGACGAGGTCAAGTGCGACCGCGAAACTGAGTATTGCTGCGGCAACCAAAAGTGCTGTGAGCGCACCCGACGCACTGTCGACGAGGAGATGGCCTCTAAGCCGTCCTCGTCGCTGCCTCGTCTTGGCGTCTTCGCCAGCCACGCTTTCATCCCGTGCGACAGTCCAGACCGGCACCTTTGCGTCGGTGAGGAGAGCTAATGCGTCAAATCATCGCCTTGTCGCTATTGCTACTTCTCGGCTGTGGCCCTGGCCTCACCGATCAGTTGGTGCTGCAAAGCCTTGCCGACCGGGCGAAGGCGTCGTGTGTGTCTGCACCACCCAAAGGCAAGGCCGAGCGCTGTGAGCTTGCTTTGGCGTGCGCTCAGGCTGCCGGGGATGCAGCAAAAAGCGTTCAGGCTGTGCAAGAGGCGCGATCCAAGGGCACGGCCACTGCCGCAGCTCCCGTGGTGTCGCAAGGGCTTGTAGCCGCCGCCAAGGTCGTTTGTCAGGGGGTCCGATAATGTCGTCGCTGTTGGTCTTTATTGTCGAGTTTCTGGCAAGCATAGCGGCGGCGGCGAAGGTGAGGCAGCAAGCGCGAGCGGCTGAGGAGCTGCCACAAGGCGAAAAGGCCGTCGCGGCCATTGACGCTGATGTCGCGGCGATCAAGGCGGAGCTGGGGGGCGACCATGGAAGCTGAATACCCTGGCGCGGTCTGGTCCCCGTCGCCGAATCACAGCAGCCGCAAAGGCGCTGTCGTCGACAAGGTGGTGATCCACATCACCGACGGATCGCCGAACTTGCGCAATTGCCTCGAGCGGTTTCAACGTGCCGAGACTAGGGCATGCCCGCACTTTGTTGTGGGGCGCGGCGGCGAAGTGGTGCAGCTCGTCGAGCTGTCGCGGGCCGCTTGGCATGCAAGTGGTTGGAACGCAAGGTCGATCGGCATCGAGCACATTGCGCGGACGCCGTCCGAGTTGAAAGGCTGGGCGAAGCTGAGTCGGGAGACGCGGCGGAAGCTTGTCGAAGATGAGTCGGACGCCGACTCAGCTACGGACCCCGGCCTGATGCCGACCGAGGCGCAGATCGTGGCGTCGACGGCGCTTGTCAAGTGGCTGTGCGCGAAGCTGGGGCTGCCGTGCGATAGGGAGCATGTCAGGGGGCATTATGAATGCCCCGGCACTACTCACGAGGATTGCGGCTTGGGGGTTGAGGATGGGGGGATTATTGATTGGGTTAGCTTGGGGGTTGCAGTTGGTAATCTCTCTCTGTAAACGAAGCGTCACCCACAAAGCGTGGATGGGGTCATGGGATTTACCACACCAGGGTGACTGAAGCTGACGTTGCGATCATGCTGAGCGACAAAGTGCCGCTGAGCATTAGGCGAAGGGTGTTCTGTTGACGGGCATCGACGACGCCGACCTGACTCTGCGGCCTCGTCGCCGAGATCTGCGCCGGGGCGTCGCCAGCGGGGCGGGGGCTCTCGACGATGAACTCGCCAGGTTGAAGTGACAGCGACGACAACCCGGCACGGTAGGCGATGGGGATGCAGGTGTTTTGGGTGCCCGGTGCGCCAGCGCCGACGAGGTGGCGATTGGGGAGCCCTTGCTTGGCACAAAAATCTGACGACGGAGCCCAAGCAGCCTTGGCCGACAGTGAATAGTCGACAACGACTTGCCGTGCCGTCGCCGCCTCGACGGGGAGGATGATGAGGAAGTCGAGGAATTGCGGCGACGTTGAGGCGGCGAAGTCGTAGCCGTTTGCCGTCTGGGTGCCACCCTTCGCCATCGGCACAAGCTGTGCCGTAGCTGTGCGGGGAAGGGGACAACCAGGCCGGGGCGTGTTGTTGGCGCTGCCGACGAGGAGTGGGCAGAGGTCGCTGGCATCGGGGACGCCGTCCTTGTCGCTGTCGAGCGGTTGCTGCATCGGCATCGGCATCGGCTGAGGTTGCGGCATCGGCTGCGGCGCAACCGTCACCGGCTCAACCGGCGTCGGCGGCTTGTCGCAGTTGTCGACCGCATGCAAATCAATCCTCAGCTCATCCTCACCGTTGAAGTCAGTCGACCCCACAGCGACCGCGCAGCCGTCCAGACGACGTGCCGTTGCGGGGTAGGACGGTGCCGCGACGAGGCCATGGAGGCGGGCGTAGCCGATGCCGCGATAGCGATAGACCTTGCTTGGCGCAGCGGCGATGTCTTGGCTCAACGAGTCGACCGAGACGGTAACTTGCGTGTCGGCGGGGATGCCGATGATGGCAACGTCGACGCCTTTTCCGTCGCAGGCGACGAGGGTGGCGACGAGGGCGAACAAGGCGGCGATCAAGGCGGGGCGGCGGTGGGTGGCGATGATTGTGGCGTCCATGATGCGGTCCTCCATGCGCCAACACTATCAACGATCGCTTTACGGGTCAAATGCGATCGTGATATGTCGATCGGTTTACCGTGCAACATCGCGAAAATAGACTGTTTTGATAGGCTCGCGGGCATGCCCAGCCCATCGAACAACGAGCGTCAACAGAGCTACAGGGTCGAGATAAGTGCCGGATTGGCGAGACGCCTGCGCGAGACTAGGCTTGAGCGTGGATTGTCGACAGCAGCGTTGGCAAAGGCGGCGGGAGTGGGGCGGACGTTGATACTGACCGCAGAGAATCCAGCGACAGGCGGCGGCGCTATGTCGCTGTGTGCTTGCGCGGCGTTGGCGGATGCTCTCGGGGTGCCGAGAGGGTGGCTGGCGTTTGGTTAAAAGCGCAGCTTCTTGATCTCGCCCGCTACATGCTCGTCGCTGAGGTGGCTGTAAATCTGCGTAACCGCGACGCTGCTGTGACCTAAAAGACGTTGAAGCGTCAGCAAGCTGCCGCCAGCCATCAAAAAGTGACTCGCGAAACTGTGGCGCAGCACATGCCAAGGTGCAGCGGGAGCAGGTAGCTTGGCCCGGCGATACAGGTAACGTATGTCTGGCCGTCTGATCTTCGCCCCATCCGCAGCAGAGGGACACACCATCTCACGCGACGGGCAGCGTTTTTGCCATTCGGCCAGCGCCTCGCGAAGCTGATCAGCGATCGGGATTACCCGTTCTCGTCGAGACTTCGTCGGTGCGTCGCGGAAACCGTTGCGAATCGTCATCACTCCGCGATCGAGATCCACCGCTCGCCAGCGCAGACCATATACCTCTGATACACGGAGCCCAGCGTAGATCGCCAACCGCACCGCCACCGCCACCACGTCGCGGTGGGCGTCGGCAGCGGCGAGGAGGCTGACGACCTCTTGGCGTGAGAGGTATTCAACCCGCTGCTGTACCGTCGGCATCCGTACCGTCCACGGGTTTGCCTCGACGATACCTTCCGACGCCGCCCAGTGCCACGCAGCCTTGATCGTCGCCACAGTGTTTTTAACCGTGCCGGGGGCGTAGCGACCGCTCAGCGTGCGGACAATCCGTTGCGCGTCCTGCGGCCCGATGATCGCGTTCAGATAAGGCAAGACCTTGACCAGCGTGTATCGCTGCCGCAAGGCCCAAGCCTTCCGATCGCTTGTGCGCGGCTGCGACTCGTCGAGCCAGCGCTCTACCAGATCGACGCCCTTGATCGGCTGCTGGCGATCGGGGACGCCAAGCTGCCGCCGTCCCGCCGCCGCCTCCAGCTCGACGAGGATGCGTCGGGCATCTGCCGCCGACGTGGCTTTCGTTGCCTTCGCTTTCCGTTTCCCGTCGCTGTCAACGTAGCGGACGTACCAACCGATGAAGCGGCCCTCCCTGTTGACCTTGCGAATCACTTCTCCCATCTCGCGTGCCTCCTGTGTGCCTTCCGATCGCCCAAAACAGCGCGTCGAGAATGCTAGAGGCCGCTATGTGTGCAAACGCGCACCAGCGACGGAAGGCGTGATTATTACATCATTTTTTGGTGTGCCGCGCTACTAGTCGTCGAAGTGGCGCGGCTGCCTCTAGCCCCGTCGCTGTAGCACAAACGGGACGAAGTGTGTGCCTTTTGTGTGCCTTGTGCGGTTTTTCGGCGCTGGCACAGCACCCGGCAGCAGACCAGTAGCAAACCTGCCCGTCGTCGCGACGAACCACGTAGATTTTGAATCCGGCTAGATACCGTACGATCTCGCCGGTTGCGCCTGAGTGAAGGTGCCGAACACGATCGCCCGGCTGCACTAGGCACCAGCCGCCGGGGGATTGCTGAGCCAGCTAAAAAACGCGACGCATACGAGACAGCAAGCGATGCTCAGCATGGCTTCAGCTCTGCTGTGTAGGCGGCCATGTCGCGCAGGCGACTGGCGACGAGGCGAGGGCGGGTAAAGCGCCACACGACGGAGGCAATGAGCAGAGAAGCGGCATTCCCAGCGAGCTGGGCAGCGACGAATAGTAGTAGGATTTTCATGGGTTTACTCCTGGGCCATCAGCGCCGTCGCGAACAAGGCCGGGCGCAGCGAGGCGGCGACGTGCTCGGCGACGAAGTCGCAACAGTAGGTGGCGTCGACGCGCGCCTGATGCGCGGTGACGATTGCCGTCTGAGCTGGCGTCATGCCTGTCAGGGCAAGCATCTTGGCCATATGTAGATGGCGTCGACGAGGCGTCGAGCCGGTCAGCTTGCGGTGGCGAAGCTGCCATTGCCGCAGAAACGAGACGGTGGCGATCGGGGTCTTGGTGGTCATGCAGTAAGGTAGGTTACGTTTTGCCTCTTCGTCGGGGTCGCTGCAAGAAAAATGCGAAAAAAATGTCGACGAGACAGCGACGATGGGATGGCGGCGGCGAGGTGGCGGCGAGGAGGGGATGAGGTGGCGACTAGGCGGCGAGAGGGCGGCGAGAGGTGGTTACTCGGTGACGGGGAGGAGCCAGACGAGCGAGCCGCCTTCGTCCCGTTTCCGGTGGAGCTGATACTTCTTGCCGTTGACAGCGCCGACCTTGCCTACATGTCGCCCTATGAAAGCGCCTAATGACTTGGCTGCACCGTCGGGAGTCAACTTGACGCCTTTATCGACGAGGAACTTGCGGAACGTGTTGGTCTTACTGGCCTTGGGTGCCCCTGCGCTCTGGGCCAGCCGCTCGACGATATCGCTGACATACATTGGTTTCTCGCCAGTCAGGTTGTGTAGGTGTGTAACGAGGTAGGTGTAATCAGTGTCATCCGGTGTCATCGCGGCTTTGCCTACAGCCAAGAAGGGATCAGGCAACCCGCACCACACGATAGCTTGGCGGACGATTGACCAAGCCTCGAAGCTGGCGAACGGCGGCAGCTCGACGCGCCACTCGCGGCGGCGGGCGGCGAAGAAGCCCGACAGCAGCGTCAAGGCGGCGGCGAGGAGTTCGGCCCGGTGGACGTGGCAGTGAGCTTCAAGGTCGGCGATCTGAGTTCTGCGAGCGCGGGGGTTGCCCGTAGTGTCGTTGATGGCAACAACGAGACAGCGGCGGGCCATATCGGTTGAGAGCGCTAGGCCGTTGCCCGTAGCCCAGAGCTGGAGGTCGGTAAAGCCTGACTTCTCCTGTTTGATCGCGTCACTGGTGCCGATCCGTCTCGTCGCGAAAGCTGGGGTAGTGAGGTACATTTCGATCGCACTGCCGCCGAGGACAGTGCCACGCGGGATGTTGTCAATGATGGCTGCGCCGTCCCCAGCCGCGACGTGTGCGCCGAGTCGTCGCTCAAACTCCGCGTTCTGCTCCGCGCTGGCCAGCCCACCATCGATCGTCTCGGCGATCTTGCCGCTGCCGATGATGCACGCTGCGCCAGCGAGCTTGCCCTTTCCGCTACCCGACATCCCGGCGGTGATGGCGAAGAGCGGGACGTTGCCGGTGAAGCTGAATCTCAGCAGCTTCGTAAAGATCGCTGACAACCAGACGGCGGTGGCGAGGTCGGGCTCCTCGAAGGGGAAGTCGGCAATGATGGCGCGGAGGCGAGACAGCGCCTTGCCGCACTCGTCGGCGCTAGGGTCTTCGCTGATGGCGCGGACCCGACAGGCGGCGGCGTCGTAGAAAATGGATGACGCCGCATCGTGGCCATAGTCCTGGATCAGTGTCCCACCCACGCGGAAGACCGGCGTGTTGACGATGCCTTTGATCCGCTTGATCTTCGGCCATGCCCCAGCGGCGATGAGAGCTGAGCACGCTTCGCCGTCGGGGCGGCGATCCACCGGCTGACCATCCTTGCCTACGGCAAACCACTCAGACACGTCGCATAGCTCTGCTTTTAGATGCGCCGCTGTCGACTTCCGCAGCGAGTTTTTCGTCGCCCCTGTCTCGTCGGTGTCGCTGACGAGGTCGCACAGCGTCGGGATGTGTTGCTTGTGGGCCACGTAGTATCGTGGATGCAGCGCTAGCGCGTCCTCTGCGTCCCGCTTCATCGTGGCGATGTCGTTCGTGACCTCGATTCGCTTTTTCGACGGGTAGTTAAAGCTTTGCTTGTGGATCGCTGGCGGTGGCGAGGACGTCGCCGGGGCAAGGTAAAACCGTGGCGGGGCTGGTGTCGCTGTTGGGGCTGGGGCGGCAGTCTCGGCGACGACTGTAGCTACAGCGACAGCGGCGACGACCTCTACAGGGGCAGTCTCGGCAACAGTGACGACGCTGTCAGCCTCCGAAGCCTCGACAGCGGCCTCGATGTCACTGGCACCAATAGCGCCGCCGAAGGCTGGGCGATCGGGCAGCACCGAGGCGGGGACGCCCAGCTTTCGCGCCCATGACAAGACGTTGGCTGTCGTCGCCAACTCGCACTGGCCGATGACGCCGCCGCCGTTGTGCTGGCACTTGAAGCCGCCCGTCGTCGACCCGTCGAGGAAGATGACGCAGGAATTGTCAATGTGCGTCTGCCCCGTGCCCCTGTTATGGTTCTCCGCCCACGGGCAAAGCACCTCGTACTTGCCCTGTCCCTGATGGGGGCCTAACCGATCGAAGTAGCCGAAGACCTTGTAGAGCAACGTCCCGGTCGTCTCGCCGGGGGTGGCACCGAGGCTGATGACGCCTTCGCTTCTCGCCATCGTCGCGGCGGCAACAACCTTCTCACGCACCTCCTTGGCCAGTGCCATCGTCGGCGGCGAGGGCTGCGCGTGGCCGATGGCGGTGAGGAAGCGACCGAGATCGATGCACCGAGCGTCACCCTCCTCGCCGCCCGCTTTGATAGTAACTGCCTCGGTGCGGTCTTGCGTCATCTGCGGCACGTAGGCCATACGTGCAAAGGTGTTGCTGGTCGTGTCCAGCGCCGTCGCCGGGACGTTGCCAATGCTGAGTAGCGCGGTCTTGACAGCGAGCGATGCCGCAGACCACCACGCCTTGTTTGCCGCCAGCATCGTCGCTGCATCAACTCCGCCCGTCGCTGACTGGTAGATGACAGGCTTGTCGAGGGGTAGGAACAAGTGCCACTTGAGCACGTTCCCCGCGACTCTCGACGAGGACGACTCAGTGAGCAGGTACGCAACCTGTAGCTCATTCAAGACCTCGACGAGCTTGCCAGGATGGGTGCCGTTGTCGCAGTCGATGAAGATCCATGTGTGGCCTAGAACATGCTCAGCCGTCTTGCCGACGAGGCCGTCTTCGTCGCTAGCCAGGATCGCGCCGACCTCGACGGGAAGTTGATGCTTCAGTGACGTCGTCGTCAATGTCGAGGCAGTGCGACGGGCGGCGATGAACTCTGACCAGTAGCAGTGGCAAGCTTTGCCCTGCTTCAAATTCTGGGAGTCAAAGTAGGCATAGTCGATGGTCCACTCGCCCAGTGGGCCGAGTGATGAGGCGAGGGCGGTTTTGATATTCGTGTTCATGATATGTCCTCAAAAGAAGGTAGTGCAGGGCCTCTTTCGAGGCCCAAGACCGGTCAGCGTGCGAAGCGGCAGCCCTCACGGTGCTTCTCGATGCGGCCACCGGGGAAAGCACAGCGGCAGCCCCTTGACTCGCTCCATGGCCGCGCCGACGTCGTCATGTAGGTGTTGTTACAGTGCTCGCGCATATAGGCGATGACCGCCTCGATCGTCTCGTCGCCGAGCTTGGCGTATCTGGTCAGGTACTCACGAACTTCAGTCACCCGGATACACGCGCTGCCCTCATCGTCACCTAGCGGCCCGACGGCGGGGACGACGATGCAGCGTCGCTCAAACTCCGCCATCGTCTCGTCGGCGCGGCGCGAAGTCTCGACGAAGTACGTGAGTGCGAGCGCCTCGATGTCGCCGAGCTGCGCCGCCCGTGCCGCCGCATCGACCGGGGGGCGGGACGTAAGTTTGTGCAGGTACTTGGTCTGCCGCGTCAGCTCGATGGCCTTCTTCCTCAGCTCCTCCGCGTCTTCGATACGGGCGGTGATGTCGGCTTCGGTCGCGTCTTGCATCAGCTTGGCAAGCCGGGCGGCGTCCTCGCTGATGACAGTGGCCATAGACACACAGGTAAGTTTGGTGCGGGTGATTGCGTTCTTCATGATCTCTAACTCCTTATTGTAAGGTGGCCCCAAAAAAGGACGCTGGCGCACCCTAATGCAAAAAAAGTTGCAACTCCGCGCAAGCACTCGATTCTTAGTTAGCGCCACCGGAAGATAACTACACAATCCGGGCAATCACTGTGAATATCCGATTACACCGACACGGTCGCCGTGGATGCCGAGCTGGCAGATAGCTTATGCGCCCATGCCTTACAGCGGTGCCACAGTAGGCGGAAACTTTCAGCGACGGCGACGAGGTGGCGCGAGTAGAGGTTGCAAGCTGTAGAGGCTTGATATTGCTTGGGTTTGACGAGAATGTAGAGTTTAGGCTTAGGGGGGCCTGGGGGTGGGGTCGGCAGGGGGTAGGGTAAAAAGATAAATCAGAGAGAAAGTCCTATAGGGGGGGGTATCTAAACTCTACATTCTTGCAAGGGGCCTTGAAATCATTGGCCTTTTTCATGTAGAGTGCTGTTTTGGTCGCTTGTAACCACGCGAAACTATTGCAATAAGGCGACCGCCGCGACCAAGCAACCCCCGTGCCAAGCTGCTGTTCATCGCCACCTCATCGCCTCGCCACAGCCTCGCCTCGCCTCGCCGCCTCATCGCCGACGACGCCTCGCCGCCCCAGCCCCGCTCAACCTCACCACCAACGTCCCGTCGCAGCCTCGTCGAAAAAAATCGACATCGTCGCTTTTTCTTTGACGTCGGGCCCCCGACGGTGCATTCTTCGACTACCTTGTACTAAGGAGTTAACAAACAAATGACCTCGATCACCCTTTCTTCCGGGCTTGTTGGTGTTGTTGTCGACGACGATTCCTTTAGCTGCGACCTCGGTAACGTCCCCCATGGCGTCATCAGTACGTGTGGATGCGCAGTACAGCGGTACATCCGAGCGGCTGCCGTAGCCGCACTGCTGCGCAACCCTGCCAACACGTCCCGCAGCCTGCTCGACATCCCGGCTGCGAGCAAGCTGACGGAGGAAGACTACAAGGCTTTCTGGGACGCGCTCGGTTACAAGATCGTCTTTGGTGCCGAAGTCGTAACCATCGAGGGAAAGCAGTACACGCCCTGCAAGAAGGGTGGGCAGACGGTGATGATGCTTTGGTCGTCGTGCAAAAACCCGTGGGACCACTCCACCGGGACACCGATTGCACCTGACGTGCTCGCCCGCTGGAAGTCGACTGAAGGCAACCTAGCCGCCCAATACCTCGCGTGATCCCCCCGGCGTCGTCGACGACGCCATAGTCACCACCTAGCTACAAATCGACATCTAGCTCACTTTTTCTTTGCGCCGACGAGCCTCCGACGGCATTCTTGCATTACCTTTCCTAAACACCTGTTCAGGAGTGCATATGTCCCAGACCCATGAATACCTAGACACCGACGAGGTCGAGATGATGATGGCGATCGAGATCGACGCCGCGAAGGCCATCGCTGCCGAGCGCGGAACAGACCCCGACGCTGAGATTGACGCCGCGCTGGCTGCGCTAGCAGGAGGTGCATAATGCTTAGAGACTACAACGCCGACGCTGAGGCGATCGGTGGGGCTGGCGCGGGTACTGGCGCGGCATCGTCAGCACCGACACACAAAATGCCGAAGTGGTCGCGTAAGCCACGCAACCCTAAGTCGGCGGAGACGAGACGACTGATTGGCTTGGCGATTGAGGCTCGCGATGAGGCGGCGGCGAGGCCGACCGTCAAAAGCAAGGCGCTGCGAGAGGCCGCGTACATGCGAGTCATCGTCGCGTGTGAGCCGATGATCCAGGCTTATGTGTCGCGGTTTGCGTCGCGAGAGCTAGAGCGGGAAGACCTCGTGGCGACGGCGACGCTGGGGCTGATCGAGGCCCTAAACCGTTTTGACGACTCCAAGAGTGGCGGTGGTTGGACGGGCTATGTAGGTTCGTGGATGCACTGGAAGCTACAGCAGCACACAGGCAGCACTCGCACCCACAAGATTGAGACTGTGCCCCTGTACGATGGGTGGGGCGACCACGCCGAGCACGGCAGCGAAACTCATGTAGCGCTTCTCAATGGCACGTCCACGGATGCAAGCCAGTGGGGCCACAAGGCTAAGTTCAGGGCCAAGGGGGCTGAGTAGCCTGGGCGGCAGTGGCGCGGCTTGTAGCGCGGCTGGCTGCGAAATGGCGGGGGCGGCGAGATGACGACGAGGTGGGATAGTGTAATTTTATGTAAGGGGATGCAGGCGTCTGGGGTTGCGTTGTCCTCGGGGATCGCCCCGTGGTCCGTCGGGCCAAGCAGCGCCGACTGATAGATCACACCATCCAGCCGCGTCGGGTAGCGAAGCGAGAGCATCGCGTCCTGTGCCGCCGTC